GGATCAAGTCTATCTCCATCAGTAATAGCATTGGCTAAGATAGACCCTAAGTGACCGCTGAATGATATAAGGTTTTTTTGACTGCCCGCTTTAGCTATAGCGTCAATATCAAGACGCGGCTTATAGTAGCTGTGTTCTTTTTTATTCGCGAAGGAAGTAAGGCCTAGTAAATCTTTCCAGCCTTGATGATTCTTAGCTAGTATTACTTGGTGATCTAGCGGGCGATTTTCTTTATCTTTCTGCGTTACTAGACCACGACATACATAGAACTCAGAGCCCAAGATAGGCTTCAAGCCTTTCTCTTTCATCTTGCCAGCAAAGTCTACAGCACCAGACACGCTACCGTGATCTGTTAGAGCACAAGCCGTGGCACCAATAGCCAGGGTACGCTCTACTATAGCTTGACATTTAGATAGTCCATCTAATAGACTGTACTCGGAGTGGCAGTGGAGTGGTATGTATGTTTTCATTAGCTATATTCCTCCACATAGTTAGCACCTCTTCGCATCCAGTCAGAACGATCTAAAAAAAAGCCCAAGGCTCGGTTGCAGCCATTACATAGTATCTTACGAATCTTGCCCGTAGTATGACAATGATCGATATTAAATACAATTTCTCCATTTCTTTTATTATTACAAATATAACATTTGTGATTTTGATCTTTTAACATAGATTCATATTGTTTAAGAGTTATACCATATTTTCTAAGATAGGTCTGATTTCGAACGCAATCCTTACAGTCAGAACGTAGTCCTGTAACTTTATTATTAGAAGATAGATGAAACTCACCAATAGGTAAAATTTTAAGGCATGTTGAACATTTCTTAGTACCATCTATCACCAAGATTTTTTCACGACTGATCCCTAACTTATAAGCTGCCATATGAATTGAGCGAGCGGTACGGCCCATATCTTCCATTAACTCATCTATACTAAGCTTAGTGTAGTTCTTTTTTAAATAAACCTTTTCTTTATCATTCCAATGCTTATTATGTCTTGCTGTTTCGGCATACCACCTATCACTTTGCTTATCCATATTTACGGTTGCACCTTCCCACCACCCTCTCCATATGACCCATGCTTATGATCAGGGTGGGCATAGTTTTTAGTAACCCACTCGATACCCTTCTGAGCTATTACCTGTTTCATCTGATCGCACTTGCTCATTGGCTTACCATAGCGTTCAATAGACTGAACATGAGTGTCCTCAAACGTAGTCATGCCAGCATGACATAGCTTGTGACATTTCGATGTTTGCTTGGGGTCAGTCTCTTTGATTCGCAATGGCTGCTGGGTATCTCGAATAGCTTCAAACCGACGCTTAATAATTGCTTCTGTCTTTTCTAGGTCTGAATCTTGAAAATGAACAGTGAACGCTCCACCATCGTTAATAAAATATATAGTAATGAGGAAGCTGTGTACGTGAGGATACATCTGCTTAACAGCATAGTGGTAAAGTCTGAGTTGGGGATCAGAAAATAGCTTTACCTGATCCTTGGTCTTACCTGTCGCCCAATCTAGCCGCCTGCCTGTATTGTGAGTAGGGATCATATTTTTAGTACAAAGATAAGTATTGGATGGGCTATCTACCATAATGCATTGAGTTTCTAGATTGGTAGCTAACTTGGTTATTTTCTTAATCATACGCTTATTTGATCGACCTGGACCCCAGTCGGCATTAATCCTGTCCGATTTTCTAGGCATTAAAAACGGGTTAAGGTTTAGGGGTCGAAACGCTAGAGGATAAACTGTTACGTTCTTTTTAAAGTTTGTATCTCTAACTATCGTAGATTGATTAACCCTTTGTCCAAGACTCAGTAGTAGCTCTTTCACATCATTCGACAACTTTTTATTACAGGTCGTAAACACAGCTTGTTTCCTGACGCTGTTCACATTGCCATCGGTATCCATTAGTCCTCTAAGCAAGTCTAGTCTTTGAGAGTATGAAGCTCTCAGATATACCAAGGGGATATGTTTGTTATGTAACAGATTTAGTTTTCTTAGATTATGGGTTTGAGCCAAAATAGTACTAGTACGACAATCTGACGTTGAGTGATTAATATCTGTTCCTGCCTGATAGCCTCGATCTTCTATTTCATTGAATATAAAGCTATCACCAGACGTAATTTCCATACTACGGTTTCGGCCATCGCCAAGCCAAGCACCCAGCACGTATGGATCTATAGGTAAGTCTACGTAGTCAGTATCGAGTGGACCTGCCACGTCAATCTTGTCACCAACCTTTAAATTCGGAGCATCTACCACGTCATCATTGTCTAGCAGCCATAGATGCTCATAATCACAGATGGCTTTAGTTTTATCATCAAATTCAATTTCATAACATTCTTTGTAGCTTTTTTTAGACTTGCCAACAACCTTAGTTTGATTACCGTCTTTATCGAAGACAATATCATTTATTGTCAATGTTCCCATTGTTTTCCAACCCTCGATTGTTGGAATAGGAGTATCGGTAGGCAACCCCTTCCAATCGACCACTTCGTAAACGCCATCGCCCAGGTCAGTGATCAAGTCAATTGTACCCTTGAGTCCGAGTTTTCCCTTGAGTCCTTGCTCAGGATAATCATATTCGGCCCAATCGAAGGGTAGCTCAAAGTTGAAGTGAGGTTCGGCATCAACCACGTTACGGTAACGTGGATCGAACATTCCGTCGTTATACTTTAGAGCCTTCCAGGTCCAGTTAACACAATCCTTAAAGTCTTTTTCACCCCAGCTATGATGTGTCAGATCAGCGGTATAGTGGTGATATACCCTAGAAGCAATCGAGGACATATATTCTGGGTCATAGTTATCAGTGAGTACTGCCCCGATCTCCTCGTCTTCTATCTCGGGGATATCATCTTGCAAAGCCTTTTTGCATAAAGCACATATCTCCAGTATTTTATGAACGATAGTCCCTTTATCTGCTTTCTTATTTGATGGTCCCCTCATGCCTAATGTATACTCGGCATAAAATTGCATCGGACAGAATCTGTGGCAATTAAACGAACTGCTACGAAAGAAGATTATAGGGATACCCATTTAGGCCCTCACTATCATTTTAGGAATGTTCTTACACTTAAAATCGCAAAGTGTGACATAGATCGCTTCGCATTGCTCGTCAATGGTTAGCTCTCCATTCTCAAGAACGGTACTACATAGATCAAAGTTGATCTGTTCACTGCTGTGTGTGTCTTTGGATTGGAAGATATCTCTGCGTAGCCCAATCACTATGGCTCCGCTCTCTTTGAGCAGGATTAGTTCATTGTCAAAGCGAGCATCACAGACCAGGGCAATTTCTGGTTTATCTTCTTCAATCCTACGCATCATAGTATCAAACCATACAGTCTCATACATCTTACGAAAGATTTCAGTGCCCATATGCTGGAGTACGTCACGTATCGTCATCTGGCCTGCGGCATGAACAATCAAGCCTAATAGAGCTGGATCTATATTCCCCTGAGCTCGTTTGAAGATGGCCCTCTCTATCTCCGGGGTTATTACCCCTGGCATATTCTCCCATAGCAAGTGAGTCTTAGTCTGCTTGTCCTCATCCGTTCCATATACCTTATCTTCTGGAAGGCCAAGAACATTGATTGCTATCCCCTTAAGAGAATCGGCTAAGGCATAGATTTTACAGAACGGACCTACCGATTGGTAGACACCCTCAAGATTAACATATGGTTCACGAAATGGGAACCACTCCATGCCAGGGACGCTCTGGTCAAATACTTCCTGTACTTCTAGCTCTCCTGTGTTTTCGTTAATCCTGATAGCCTTCGAAATACCACGCTCTCGCATCTTCATCATCATGACGAAATTGCAACTGGTATTCTTGCCACTCTGTTTTTTTCCGGCAAAGCCGATGATCTGAGTCATTATTCACCTTCTTTATTGTAATACTTATCAAGGAGTTCTAGACGGTCTTCGGCATCCAGTAACAAGTCTAGAGCCTGATCTAAGTTCTTATGAAAATCGCCTGTAGAATGATCTCCAATACCAGCAGACTGGTCCATTAGTAGTTCTAGCGATAGCTGAGCTGCTGATTGATCTGCCTTAGCCTTGTTTCTGAGATAGTCCACGGAATGCTGCTTAACGCTCATTTGTAAGTTTCCTTTGCTTGGTTGATCCAGGGTAAAATATCCGAAGTTATAGAGTCGGTATTGAGTTCTGCAATATCATTACCGCTAAAGTCTGGAAAGTAAAGTCGATATGCTTTCTGACATAGTTCTGTGATGCGTTCTGCTGCCTTTTGACCAGCGTCGTCGTTGTCCATCAGTACAATAATAGAGAGAGCACCGGATTCATCAATAAGAGATTTTTGCGGATCGTTAAGTATGGTGCCAAATAAAGCAACAGCGTTATGTATACCAGCTTCTTCTAGACGCCACACGTTTCCAGGAGATTCTACGAGGATAATCACCCCCGTCTCCAGAATGTGTGGTTTCGCCTTCCAATAATTATACAAGCACTTTTCCTTTTCGAAGCCTTTTGTGTGCCTCCATTTGGGAAAATGATAGCATTTTTTCTTGGGATCGTGGTAAGATGCACATTTCTTGCACGCTTCAAAGATACTGCGTCCGGTAAAGCCTACAATATGTATACCGTCATCGCTGTATATGGGTACCATTGCCCGATTAAACATGGACTTGCCATATGTTGTACAAGTACCAACATCATAATCGTCGAGCACTTCTATTGAGTAGTCTCGCTGTAAGTAATATTGAGAGGGAATCTCTACGTTTTCTCTATAGTAATCTCTAGTAACTATACCACTAAGAGAAGTTGTTTCTTGTAAGGTATTGACTAGCCTACAGAAGTCTTGATGGTCAGCCCTATGAGTCTCTCCTTTAAGTCCCGCGAAGGTTACACCTAGACGTTCAAGCAGAAAGTCAACTGTGTCTTCAAAAGATACTTCGTTATCACCTGGGACTGTCCAGCCGTAACGAATATGGGATAGCCCGCCTCGCACCATGCTGAGCAGGGATGTACCAAAGTGGTTTTCACACTGGTGAGTACGACACTTGTAGTGTGTCCTGTAGTCGGCGTTATAATATAAATTCAGGGCTGATTTATTATCACCGCCATGAATAAAGCAAGGGGAGAAGATAAGTTTTTCTCCCGTTTTGTATCGTACCTCAAAGTACTCGTAGATATCATCAATATTATCTAGAACAGTTGCGGTCAGACCGTTAAGCTTCGCTTGATCCTTGTACTTAGAACTCCACGTCTTCTTCGTCATCCTCGAATCCTGATTCATTGTATGATCCACCGTCATTAAGTTCGTAAGCGGTTTTGCCTTCGATTAGCTTAGCGTATTTGCCTCTCATTAGAATGTTGATATAGTCACCATCCTCAAGACCTTCTCCATGCCTAGCAATCACGGGCACCATCTTGCGATTGCCATTCTCTTCTCCATCCTTAGCGATCTCTTCATCGCTCTTCTGCTTGTAGATCGTGAAGTTAGAACACAACCAGATTACTCGGTCAGAGCCGCTGGCAGTGTCTGTTGACTCTTTTGTAATTCCATCACGGTTCAACTGGATGAATGTTAAAACGGGCACCTCGTACCGTAGGGCGAAGTTGTGGAGAGTGGTCATCATGAACCCGAGCACCTGAAACTCCTTCATATCTCCCTTGATCTCTGCCGCGTCCATCAGCTTAAGATAGTCATAAATAATCACACAGTCGTTAGCTTTGCCTTGATCGTTAAGACCAACTGTTCGGGCAATCCAACGCCGCATAATAGACATTTGATCTTCAAAGGCCCGACCGCCCACGTTCTTATGGTAGTACGGGATATCCTTATTCTTCTTACCTAACTCCCTAAGCTTTTGAGCCTTGAGTTTCTGAGTAGAGAATTGTCCAGTTTCCATCTCATTAATAGTAGTCTTGTGGTCAGTATCGTAGGATAGCATGGCCATACCACGGTCCTGGTGGTCCTTCTTCATCATTTCAGTGTCTAAGTCTAGAACAGGGATACCTTGCTGGGCAATAAAGACTCCTATATTCTCTGCCATTAAAGTCTTTCCGACCTTTGGTCTTGCCCCAATAACGTTAACTGTGCCGCGACGAAGCCCTCCTCCAATAGCGAAGTCGTACTTGGTAAATCCTGTAGGTATTCCTATTTGATCAACGGGATTTTCACTTAGATCATCTAAGTACTCCTCAATATGTTCAAACACCTTTTCAGGACTATCACCGCTATCATTAAGAAGAGAAGAGAAGTCAAAAATAGCTTCCTCTGCAATCCCCAAGATATGGGAGATAGTTTCATCGCCTTTAACTTGTAGGTATTGATCCTTTGTTTCTTCTAGCCGGTCATACCACATATGAGCGATTTGTAGCTTGCGAATCTTGGCCGCAAACCTACGCACATTGTCTAGTAGGACAGGGAATTTAAAGATCGCACTTAAATGGGTTATTTCTTGCTTCTGATTAATGAAGTCAGAGACTCCCAGCTCTTTAGCCGCAGATAGTATTGAGGCTATATCAATTTTTCTACTATCATCCTCTTCCATCAGCTTCTTGACGCAAGAGTAAACTATGCTGTTAGAATCAACCGTAAAGGTTGTATCGTTCACCATATCAGCTATATCGTAGTATGCTTCGGAACCATAACGACAAATTCCTGCCAGCACAGCACGTTCCGCAGCGGGGTCAGACAATATCATCCACATGCACTCCCAGAACATTCATTACATTTATATCTCTTAGGGTCTGCCGGTGCCAATCCAGCAGCAATTACATCTTCTTCATGGCAAGCTCTACATTTAACCTCAACCATTGCCGGAGCACGCTTATCAAATCGTAATCTTTTCTTATTCTGTTTATCGGACTTAGCAGCCGCCTTCATCTCTTGTTGTTCTGACGCATCCAGGCGAGTGTTGCCGAGAAAGTCATCGAACTTATTCTTCCGACGACCACTAGTGTTAAGGGGAGTCGGTCTCATTTGCTTCCCCTGAGTAATTGTACGACGCGGTTGGCTTCTTTTGTTTGATCTTCGATTACGGCGAGGTGTTTGAGCCTCAACCTCTTCCAGATTTGTCGTTTCTTCTGCTAGATTGCGGCGTTTGTGACCTCTTCCACGACGACGATTTTTTTGGACTTTGGCAGGAGGGGCCTTTTCTTCTTCGCTCTCAATATTAAGGGCCTCCTCTAGCTTATCGAGCATCTCTCCGTCCATTTGGCTTAGCATTTTTGCTATTCGTTCTTTTCTGTTCATCCCTTCATTACCTTTGCTTTCTGTAAGTTAACGTATAGGTCGCTCATGTTCTTTATTGATGTAGCGAGATAGGTAACTCTGTTCGCACGCTGTTGTGCGTACTGTTGGATTAAAAGTATCCCCGTCATGTAATCATCATTTTTTATAACTTGATGATATTGACTGTCCCATGAGCCGCTATATTGCGACTCTTTGCCAGCCACAAGTTTCTTGAGTAATGTGCTCGCCCAATTAACTCTGGCGTTTTCACGGTTAAGTGCTCTTTGTAAGTAAAAGGAGTATCCACCGAGTGCTAACGCTGCTATAGCACAGTCTTCAAGCGTTAGCTTTTCCATGCTGTTGCGATCCATTGATATGTACCGCTGTACGTCCGAGTCTTCTTGATTTTCCTGAAATATGGGCAGGCCGATAGCTCGTTCGTACTGATCGAGTATTGCCTCTACCTTGTTCATTTGACCTTTAGGGGTCACCTGTTCTGTATTGTTTGTGTCCATTCTTCGATCTTTTCGTTATAAGGCAATTCTAATAATGTGATATTATTGACTTCACACCATTCCCGCTTGTCATCATCTCTATTGCGTTGCCGTAGAAATTCTGACATTGAGGCGTGGAAGTGGCTATTGAACTTGAAGTGTTGTTGTCCATGTACCTCGACAGCCACCTTGACTCCTGTAAGAAAGAAGTCAAAGTATTGAGTTGTTCCCCTGCGAATGGGGATAGCCACCTCCTCAAGAATAGGTAGGGTAGGAAAGAGGTCATAGAGAAGTTTTCTGGCGACTAGGTGTAATTGGGACCGACTGCGTGTATCGCTTGCTGTGATAATCTGGCCATTCGGTTTCCAGTCTACTTTCTCCCCGTTTAAGTCACGGATTTTCATAGTCCTGTTAGTTCTCGTACCTGTTGGTTAATGTCTTCATAAGCAGAAGGCTCTTCTTCTAGATATGCTGCCACATTAATCATGCCTTGTATTTTTTTATCAGTACCTGGAAGGGTAAACCAGCTTTTACCTTGGATGATACCAAAGTCTTTTGCTATTTCTGCAAGCTCGTATTCTTCCCAGATGCCACGACCATATTTCATATAGCTGATTACCTTCTGGCCAGGAGGGGTATTGGTCGCGGTGTTTTCTACGATCCAATGAATCTCTTGCCCAATTTGTTGATCCCCACGCATCATAGGCTTCTTGTGTGTAGCAAACAGCTTCACGTCCTGTGCATACTTTAAAGCAAAGCCGGATTTCTCCACCCTCTTTTTAGCATGGCCGATAGCACCAATGTTTGCCATAATGTGAGTGACACCTACAAGAGTTACGCGGTTAATCGGTAAGACATTAGCAAACCGACGAGTGAACTTAGCGATAAATTTTTGCATGACTGCTACTTGTGAATCTTTAATGTCGTCTGTCAATTCTTTCTCTGATGCCAATGCCGAGAATGAATCAATCACTGCTACAGCATGGGGAATTTGGTGGACTATATTATCAATGATAGACAGATACGTTTCACCGGATAGAATATTTCCCTTAGTTGATCCTATAATACGAAAGTAGTCAGGGTCTAAGTCGAGACCAGACACTCCTTCTAAGTCTCTTTTCTTAAGTCGGCCTTCAATGTTCCCGTAGACGATCTTACGTCGAGAACCATCCTCTAGTCTAGCCTTCTGTGCATTCTTACAGAATTGCAGGGCAGTAACGGTATTATGTGTAACGATATGGTAGTCTGTAAAGTAAAGTCCACCTTGATTATCTATTTGAATACATTGAGTTTCCTTTTTCTCTATATATTCTATGTCTACTATTTTTCTATGAGCGGTATATGATCGTGGCTTACATCTCGCCCGTTTTCTAGTAAGTTTAAATAATTCCGATAGACGAGGCCCTGAGATATAACATAAATAGGACTTAAATTTTTTACCATTGCATGTGGTAAAGCGTTTAAATAGTTTACATTTATATCCTAGAGACCTAACTACTTCTGCAAGATCTTCAGCCAGCAACAAAGACGAGCTTGAAAAAGACACCTTACCTTTCTTATCTACGGTTCCATCGGTATCCATAAGTCCACGAACAATCGCAAATCTAACCGTCGTAGAGTTATATTTGTATTCTGGTGGAATAAACTTGAACTTACTTTTGACACCCGCTAAGTCATATGTTCTTAACATCTCAAGATATTTATGTTTTTGTTTTGCAGAATATTTACGATCTAATCGAGTAATCCTATATGTAATAGGATCAGTCTTATCTTGGTATAGCTCATAGGCTGGATCTAATATGTCACGTATCCTATCAAGTAGCTCTTGATCAATATTGGTGATACAAACAGTTTTCTTTTTTAATGTTCCATCTCCAATTAAACATCCCATCAAATAAGGATGCATGCTAACCTTCTGGGTTGCGTAGACACAGGGTACCATAGGAACAGAATATTTTGCTGTCTTGTACTGCTTGTTTTTACGAAACAAAGAGTCATACAGGATCTCTTTTAATGGAATAACTTTAGACTGTTTCCATCGCTCGTTGGCGACATGCCATAAATGGTTT